GGACTGGTGTATTTGACTTACACCCCTGAGAAGGGGATGGATGAGATTACATCTCAGTTCATCAATTCAATCAAACCAGGACAGGCTCTATATAGAGCAACATGGGATGATGCATCTCATCTGACTTCAGACATCAAGGATGAGATATTGGCAGCCTTGCCTGAACATGAGAGGAAGATGAGGAGTCAGGGTCTTCCTGTTCTGGGATCTGGTGTGGTGTTCCCAATACCAGAGGAGGACATCAAGTGTGAAAGTTTTACGATTCCAGGACATTGGTCTCGAATGTGTGCAATTGATTTTGGATGGAATCATCCGACTGCAGTGGTTTGGTTGGCACATGATCGGGATGGAGACACGATCTATTTATATGATGCATACCGTCAGGCGAATACAACGATTTTGGTTCATGCCCATTCAATCAAGCAACGTGGAGATTGGATTCCGTGTGTGTGGCCTCATGATGGGGCACAGCATGATAAGGGGTCAGGAGTTGGACTGAGCCAGCAGTATCGGAGAGCAGGTGTGGAGATGGTAGGACAGCATTTTACGAACCCTGATGGTTCGATCAGTGTGGAACCAGGACTTCAGGAGATGCTCACCCGATTCCAAACAGGCAGGTTGAAGGTCTTCTCACATTTAGGAGACTGGTTTGAGGAGTTCAGAATGTACCATCGTAAGGATGGGAAGGTGGTCCGTGTGAGGGATGATCTGATGAGTGCAACCCGATATGGGGTTCAGTCGATTGGGAGATTTGGACGGACTGGAATATTTAAGGAAAGGCCAGAGAAGGCAATGGGTGCAATGGATTATGATCCTTTTGAGATGCTGGAAGTTGCATGAGTCTTGATTTCTTGAGAGCAGAACCTCTTGAGACCAAGGCACAATGGGATGAGTTATTGGAACAGTTCAGGAAGGGAAGAGGTCCAAGAAGCAACCCTGTTTTTCCAACTCATCTTTTGAGGAAGGAAGGAGAGGTTGTTGGATCATTCTCAGTAGGATCTCCAACAGTTCATTTACAGATGGACAAGGAGAAGTGCAACTGGAAGGACTCATTGGTGATGTGGAGTATTTTGGAATCATTGATGTTGGAAAATAATATCAGTAGTTATGTAATTGCATGTGATGTAACAAGTCCGTTTCATAATCTCCTTGAGAAAAGACTTCCTAAAATAATAGGAGAGGAGAATTGTGAAGAATGGCATCTCTTTAAAAGGAACCTATGATTTACACCAGAATTGAATGGATTTGGACAGATGAGGGTTTGAAAGAAACCTTTGCACAGCAGTGTGAATATGAAGGTGAGTTTATGATGTGTGGAGGAGGAGATAGTGGTGGAGGAGGTGGTAATGGAAATGGAAATGGAAATGGAAATGGAGAAGAAAAAAAAGAAGAAAAAAAAGAAGAAAAAAAAGAAGAAAAAAAATCTAGTGGTGGATTCCAAGATTACAGAGACTATACACCTCCTCCTCCTCCCAAACCCTCAGAACCATCAGGAGAAGGTGGAGGAGGAGGGTATCTTCCAGAGGATAAAACCATAGCAAGTACGAGCAGTGTGATTGAAGACACTGCATCAGTTGCAGCAGGTAAGGCGATGCAGTATGCAGTCATTCATGGGACTTTAAAAGGTTCAGGATATGAAGATGATCAGTTTTTATTAAACACAACAGCAAATCTGAGAACCAATGATCCTGACTATATAGGATCAGGATCAGAAGGAACAGGAGGAGGAAGAACTGTTGAAACAGGAACAGGAGGAACTCCAACAGGAGATGATGAGGAAGAAATAGTAGATGCAGAAGAACCCCTCTCAACCTTTGTTGATGATGAAGCACTCCGTAAAACCAGACGGAGATTGAGGGATCGTTTTGGAAGACGTGCGACTCGTGGAGGAGGAGCAGAGACCGTAGGAACAGGATACTCATTAGGAAGTTAGTGTGGAGAACATATACCCGAATGATCATGTAGTTGAGGTCTTAGAGGAGTATGAAGACCTGAAGCAAACTCGTGCCAACTGGGAACGGATGTGGCAGGAGATTGCAGAGTACATGATTCCTCAACGTGCAGACTTTACAGTCAAACAATCTGCAGGAGAGCAACGGAGGGAGAAGATCTATGAGGGTACAGCAGTAAGAGCCTTAGAGAGGAGTGCTGCAGGACTTCACAACACACTGACTTCAAGTGCAGTCCCATGGTTCCACTTGAAGGTTCAGAGGGAGTTGCAGCAGGACCGTAGTGTCCAGTTATGGTTGGAAGAGGCAGAACGTAGATTGTTTGATGTCTTTGCCTCACCAGACTCGAACTTCCATCCTGCCTTACATGAGTTCTATCTGGATCTGGTTGGATTTGGAACAGGGATCTTGTATGTGGTGGATGAACCAGGAATGGGTCCACGTTTCCGTTCCTACTTCTTAGGACAGTGCTATCTCCTTCAGGACAACCTTGGGAAGGTGGATGGAGTGTTGAGAGTGTATGAACATTCTGCAAGGCAGTTGGTTCAGGAGTATGGAGAGGATGGGGTGCCTGAGAGTGTATTGAAGGCATACAATTCCAAGGATGAGAATAAGAAGTTCGAGTGCCTCCATTGTGTGAAGAGGAGGAGGAACAGAGACATGAATGCAGTCGGCAATATGAATATGCCTTGGATGAGCATGTACATATTGACAGACCAGAAGCATGTCTTGAAGGAGTCAGGATTTGAGGAGTTTCCTTACATTGTAAGTCGATGGTCCAAGAACTCAGAAGAGACCTATGGACGAGGACCAGGAACCTCGGCTTTACCTGATGTGAAGATGATCAACCTCATGGAGAAGGTAGGACTCAAGGCATTGCAGAAGATGGTAGATCCTCCCTTGCTGGTTCCAGATGATGGATTCCTGAATCCTGTGAGAACGCAACCTGGAGGATTGAATTATTACCGTGCAGGTCTTGGAAGGGATGACAGGATTGTTCCACTCCAGACCAATGGGAGACTGGACTTGAATGAATCGAAGATTGGTCAGGTCAGAGACTCCATCAGTAAGACCTTCTTCCTTGATCTGTTGGAGTTACCTGGACCTACTGCAGCAGATGGTGATGTGATGAGGTTCAGTGCAACAGAGATCAATGCACGTCAGAGGGATCGCTTGAGTGTGTTAGGTCCAATTGTCTCAAGGCAGGAGGTTGAGTTTCTGGCACCTTTGGTGATCAGGACTTTGGGAATCATGGAAGCAAATGGGATGTTGCCAATGGCCCCACCTCAGTTGAGAGAGGCAGACTTCAAGGTGGAATATGCAAATCCTGTCAGCATCTCGATGAGAACAGGAGAGTTGAACAGTGTAGCCCAGTTGATTCAGTTCCTGCTTCCAATTGCCCAGATTGATCCAACAGTGGTACAGAGGTTTGACACAGGACGGATTGCAGAGTTGGGTGCAGAGATACTGAAGGTTCCCCCAAGTGTCTTAAAGACGGAAGAGGAGATGATGCAGATGCTCCAACAGCAACAACAGCAACAACAAGAACAGATGATGCTCCAAGGGAACTTGCAGGTCGCACAGGCCGATAATTTGGTAAGTCAGAGTAGGAAGAATGATGCACAGGCAGAGTTGGCTGCAGCAAAGAGTCAGTTGCCAGCATGATCAGACGGAAAGAGAAGGAACGCAAACAGCTTTATGACCGTATTTTCAGTTCCGAAGATGGTCAGAGATTATTGAAGGATCTGGCACAACGGAATCATGTCTTTGATGTGATTACTGTTCCAGAACCTTCCATAAGTGCCTTCCGTGATGGAAGGAGAAGTGTGGTGATTGATATTATCAATTACTTAAATTTAAACCTAAGAGACATGGAACGTCTAGGGCGAGAATCCAATGGAAGAGACACAGAGCAGCACGACATTGACTGAGGCATCCTCCTCTGGTGCGGAAACGCAATCAGGAGGATCAATCCTTGGTGGAATGGACAGTGGACAAGAGGCAAGTCCTCTTGCAATCAACATGGAGAGTCTGCCTGATGATATAAGGCATGAACCTGTGTTAAAGAACTTCAAGAGTTGGGATGCATTGGCAAAGAGTTATGTCCATGCAAATCGAAAGCTTGGAGTCCCATCAGACCAGTTGATGCAGATCCCTCAAGGAGAGAATGCAGACTGGAATGGGGTTTATAAAGCAATGGGAAGACCAGATACTCCTGACCAGTATGAGTTGAATGGAACAGGAGATATGGCACAGAATTTTAGGAATCAGGCACATCAATTAGGATTGAGTCAGAAGCAGGCCAGTGAGTTAATGAACTGGTACTCAGAGGTTCAGTCTGGTGTGGATTCCAGTGATGATGAGGACTTTGCATCAGAGCAGGTCCAGTGGGTTGCAGACCTCCAGAAGGAGTGGGGTGACTCATACATAAAAAATACAAAATTGGCAGAACGTGCATTCAGACAGTTTGGTAGTGAGGATGCACTGGAAGTCATGAATGCAACAGGACTGGGATCACATCCTGCTCTTGTGAAGATGTTTTCCCAGATTGGTCAGTTCCTCGCAGAGGATGGTCAATTGACAGGGAATCAACAGGGTCGTATAGGAGGAATCACTCCAGGATCTGCAAAGACAAGGATTGATGAACTTCTGAACGATCAGGATTTTTCTAAACGGTATTACGACCAATACCACCCACGGCATCAAGATGCTGTGAATCAAATGCAGCGACTGTACGAGGCAGCAGGTTAGTCAGATAACCATTTATGGCCTGACCTGATATCTCTGAGTCGGACCTACCTAATATGAGGTAGACAATCCGTCATTCGTGAGTCGAAGCGAGAAATCGTTTCAACGAAAGGACGAATATGTCTACCCAAGTGACTACGGCATTTGTCAAACAGTATATGGCAAATGTTGATTTCTTGGTCCAACAGAAAGGATCAAGGCTGCGTAATGCAGTGACCCTCAAAACTGGAGTACGAGGCGAAGAGGTCTTCATGGATCGAATCGGCTCTACTGCACCTCAGAAGGTGACATCCCGACATGCGGATACACCTTTAATCAGCACCCCACATGATCGAAGACGGATCACACCAGTTTCCTACAACTGGGGAGACCTCATTGATAATGTTGACCGTGTGAAGATGATCATCGATCCCACATCCCCATATGCACAAAATGCTGCATATGCAATGGGACGTGCCATTGATGATGAGATTTTAGATGCATTATCAGGTAATGCATTTGGAGATGCCTCAACCACAGGATCTGATGCATCAACTGCCATTTCCCTTCCTGCAGGTCAGAAAGTCGCAAAGGACTTTCACACCTATGACACAGGTTCTGGAGATGTAGGTCTGACTCTTGGCAAGTTGTTAAAAGCCAAAGAGATCCTGGGTGCAGGAGAAGCAGATGATTACGACATTGCCGGTAATCCGAATCTCTTCTGTGTGGTAAATTCCAAGCAGATCTCAAAGATGCTTTCAGATTTCTCCATGGGTGGAGCATCTGGAGTTCAGGGTATCAGTGCAGCAAGTGCAGATTATAACTCTGTCCGTGCCTTGGTATCAGGTGAGATTGACACCTTCATGGGTTTCAAGTTCATCAGAACAGAGCAGATCAATGTGGATTCCTCTGCTGACCAACTGGTCATGTGTTTCCACAGAGCAGGAGTTGGACTTGCCATCTTTGATGATGTGAAGGCCAGAATTTCTGAAAGACCTGATAAGCGTTACTCAACGCAAGTGTATTACGAAATGACAATTGGAGCAGCACGTCTTGAAGAAGAACGTGTTGTCGAAATTGCCTGTGATCCTTCTTAACACTGAGCCAGGAGAATAATTATGGCAGCAGTATATGGTGTTAATTTCACCAAAAATTTCCCTGCAGAAGCTGGCTCTTCAGCAGCACAATCCCAAGTGGATGTGTCTGAAGTTGGTGGTCGCATGAGGGTTGTTTATGACACTTATGAGGCATCTAGTCTTGCTGCAGATTCAACAATCTCCATGTTCAAACTCCCAAAGGGAGCAAGAGTGTGGCAGATGATTCTGATCACTGATGATCTGAGTGGTTCAGGAACCCTTCAGGTTGGTGATTCTGATGACCCAAATCGATTCATTACTGAATCCATTTGTGGTGATGCAAACAAAGTTCATTACATGCATCCAAAGGCACATGCTTCTGACAGCAACGTGACTCTGTTGGGTGGTGTAAGTGGAACTGGTATTGATGCATTTGGTTATGCACTGACTGCAGAAACCACAGTCATCATTACCACTGCAACTGCAGCAATCACAAACACAATTAATCTTTGCTGCTGGTATAGCATCGATTGATTTGGTTCTGACATTCCAATCGGGCCGATCTGGTATCGGCCCATTTCCCTAGCATGGAGACGTATGTCCAAAATAACTCTTTATGATGACAAGAATGCTCCTCTAGAAGTAGAGGTAGGTTCTTCAGAATATCAGGAAAAGATAGGTGCTGGCTGGACCACTTGGAAAAAGCCTAGTGCAAAGAAAACCTCCAAGAAGAAGGATGACTGATGGCATCCGTAGTCGGCATTTGCAACATTGCCTTGTCGAACATTGGTGATGAAAAGATCAGTTCTCTGACAGACAACAATGACCGTGCAAGAGCATGTAATTTGAGGTATGAGGACACACGAGATGCAGTTCTAAGGGCACATCCCTGGAATGCTGCAACCACTCGTGTGGAACTTGCTGTTTCTACTGATGCACCAGTGTGGGGATTCACCTACAAGTATGCATTACCGTCAGATTGTCTGAGGGTCTTGGATGTACTTGACTACACAGTCCCATTCTCCATTGAGGGACGGTTCCTTCTGACTGACAATTCAACTGCAAAACTGAAGTACATTGCACGGATCACAGATCCTAATGTGTATGACATTCTGCTCCAACAGGCTATTGGGATACGTTTGGCAGCAGAGATTGCAGAAGCATTAACAGGACGGACGGAGTTGAAGCAGGAAATGTATAACAAGTATCTGCTCATTCTCTCAGAAGCACGAGGTGTGGATTCCCAGGAGAAGGGAATGCCAATGGTCATTGAAGCAAATGACTTTATCAATGCACGGTTTGACACCAGTTACTTGCTGAACACTTCTACAACCATCTGATGGCAAGAGTTCAGGCACTTCAGGGTTCCTTTGTGACAGGAGAGATATCTCCAAGGTTGCAAGGGAATGTGTTGCTCGAAAGTTACAAGAGCAGTTTAGGGAAGTGTTTGAACTATGTCGTGGTTCCACAAGGAGCCGTAACCAGGAGACCTGGAACACGGTATGTGACTCCTACGAAAAATGATGGAGAGGTTCGTTTGATTCCATTCAACTTTGGTCAGGGTCAGTCCTATGTGATCGAGGCAGGAGCAGGATACTTCAGATTCTTCACTGCAGATGGAGTGTTGATGACTGCAGCAGATTCATCAACACCACTTGAGATCACTGCAGATTCTGATGGAGATGCAGTTCCTTATGGTGCATCTGATTTGAATGATCTGGATGTGACACAGAGTGCAGATACTTTGTTCATTGTCCATCCCAGTTACCGTCCTTTCACACTCAAGAGAACAGGAACCTACACTTGGGTTTTTGAAAAACTGGTGCTGAAGAATGGGCCATTTGATCCTGTCAATTTAGAAGACACAGTCCTCCATGTGGATATGACCACAGGATCACTGGATAAAGAGAGGATGACTGACATCATCCAGACGAGTGATTACATTGACACGACAAATGAGAGATTTACTGTCACTAAGCATCCGTTTGTCAATGGTCAGAAGATTTATTTTGAATCTTCAAACACTCTTCCAACAGGAATTTCTGCTGGGCCAGCAACTCAATATTACATCATCAATGCAACAGTAAACACGTTTCAGGTTTCAACAACCTATGAGGGAACTCCTGTCAATGTAACAGGAGTCGGCTCTGGAACCTTGACGATCTGGAAGGAGTTCATTCCGAAGGATACAACAATCACTCTGACAAGTTACAACCTTCTGAGTGATATCACGTTTACTCAATCAAATGACAAATTTAACAAAACGTCTCATGGATATGCCAATGGGACGAAGATGAGGTTTGTCAAATCGGCACCTGACAGTTTCAGTGTGGAGACCACCTATTATGTCATAAGTTCAGCAACCCACGATTTTCAGCTTTCTGCATCAGAAGGAGGAAGTGCTGTTACCAATGGAGGATCTTCCACCATCACAGTAACAACCTTACATGCAGTTGGAATTTTAGGAATCAACAATGACACAGGATTCCAGA